GTGGCGACACGTTCGGCGAGTTGTTCGGTGGACTGTTCGGCGGCGGATGCGCGGGTCTCGGCTTCGGCGAGCTTGTTGACGGCCTCGGCGAGGCGGGCTTCTGCGTCGGCCTTGGCCTGCTTGAGGGCGTCGATGTCTGTGGCTGCATCAGTCTTGGGCTCGGTCTTGGGCTCGGTCTTGGGCTCGGTCTTGGCGTCTGACGCAGAAGCGTCGGTGGCGGGAGTGTCGGTCTTGGCGTCGGCCAGGCCTGCGATGAACTCTTTCCAGTCATCGTCGGTGGCGAAGTCCTTGGTGAGCTTCGTCCACTCTTCGTCGGTCACGCTTCCGTTGGCGGCCTCGTACTTCTTGCGTGCGTCTTCGGCAAGTGGCGACGGCATAGGTATACCTCCTTCTGATTGCGCATCTGGGGTAGTGTCTGATATTGGGACCTGCACGAACTCCGATGCGGCTACGTGGAGCTCGGGTTGGTTGAAGAAGAATGGTCGCGTGCAGAGCGCGACGGCGATGATGAGGTTGCGGGCGTTATAGGTTGGGTGCGGTTGGGTGCTGGTAACCCAGTAGGGAGAGACGTAGGGGAGGCGGTTGCTGGCAACGGCTTCGATGCCGTCTGACGTCCATTCGATGCCGCCCCAGAGAGTGTTCTCGCGGATTTCGAGGGACTTGACCCAGCCGTAGGCGCCGTCGCCGCGGGTGAGGTGTTCGGCGTTCTGGTCGATGGGTATGCCCTTGGGGCCGGGGAGGCCGGAGTTGAAGTTGGCGATCATTTCGGCTGCGTCTGCGGCGGTTGTTTCAAACTCACCGTATTGCTGGTGGGTGAACTTGCCGAGTGGGATAAGCGGGTGCCAGAAGAGGCCGTCCGCGGAAGGCGCGGCTGGTTGGCCCGATGCGGGATCGGCTGCGGCAGCAACGATTGCCTGGGTGAAGCCGGACGCGCCGCCTTTGCCGTCGAATACGATGGTGGCCGTCTGGCGCTGGTTTGGCATTGGCTTTCCCCCTCATAAGAAATGCGAAACGGGAAGTGCTTGGCACACTTCCCGTTGGGTGTTCCCGATATTCAGTTTGGGCGTGTGGGGGCTACGTAGCAAGCGTAACCCCCACACTGGCGCGGGCGATGGACCTGGCGGTCGGGAGGCCGTTTTTGTCGGGGCGGGATCAGCGCCCCCAAGGTCCAGCACACACAACACAGGCAGGTAGACAGGTAGTGAACGTGTCTGACAGGTATCATATACATAGACGTGAATGGTTGTCAAGCGGGCGTGGCCGAATACAGATATATGCTGACATTTGTGCGCTGTTGTTGTGCGGTTTTGTTTGCGGTCTTGCGTTTGTGTTGAAACGGCAACGGCCACGGCTTGTTGTTACGGGCCTTACAACTTAACGTCTGAACGGCAACGGCTAACGGCAGCCGGATAGCGACAGGAACGTGATTGTGGCTATAAGGGATGGTTTCCGAACGGCCTACGGCAACGGCCACGGCATTCACGCGGGTTTGTCTGCTTCGGTATCGGTTTCTGGCTTGGGTTCCGGTTCGGTGTCGGTGTCAGTGTCGGCGTCGGCGTCGGTGTCGGCGTCGGTGTCGGCGGCAGCGTCGGGAAGCATGGCCGGCATGTCGAGTTCTGCGCGCGTCCATTCCTCTATGTCTGTCGGCAGCTTTTCCGTCTGCAAGAAGAGGTTCTTGATGGCGGCGGTGAACTTCTGTGCTTCGCGCATGCCGATGCTGGCGCGGGTGAGTTGCGGGAGTTTCTTGTACTGTTCGCTGGTGTTGAAGGCGACGAGCTGCGGAATGGCATAGCGGTTGAATGCTTCGCATTGCCAGTCGCTGATGCCGCGCAGGGCCATGAGGAAGAAGCTGCTGGAATCGCGCGAGAGCGCCCAGGCGCCGGAGTCGCCGCCGGAGCCGAGGCCGACGAAATGGGCGAGCAGTGTTTGCAGGATCGACTGATGCTGGCGTTCAAGGTGGGTCTCAAACGGTACGTCTGCGGGTCCGAGTGTGAGCAGTTCGATGCGCCAGCCGTCCGGGACGACGATGCCGGTGTCTTTGCCGGTGCGGATGCGCTTGAGGATGGCGAGAACCGCGTCGCGCTCGGATTGGTCATAGCGTTCTGGTGGGCCATAGGCAACGGGAATGCCGCATGCCTGGCGCTCGATGCGGATGGCGGCGAACTCTTCGAGGTACTGCTTGTACATCCAGTGCTTGTAGGCTTGGCGGAAGCAGCCGAGGCCTTCCGGATTGTTGGCGTCGGGGCGCCAAGACCAGATGAGCAGTTTGGAGATGGGTATTTCGTACTCTTCGAGTGCGCTGGTTTGCGGGTTGCGCCCCTGCTGGACGATGCCAGAGAGGCCGCCGGTTTCGTCGAATTGCCATGACTTGACGGTGGAGCGTTCGCGTTCGGCGAACTTGCGCCAGCCGAGGAAGCCATCGGGCTTATACTCGAAGACCTTCTCGACAACGGTGAAGCCGTAGAGGACGGCGAGCAGGCTGACGCGCAGGGTTTCGCTGAATGGGCTGGTGAGTTCGTCGCGCAGGTTGCGCTCAATGCGGTCTGCGAGTTCCAGGTCTTCACCGGGCTCAATGCGCCACTGGGCTTCGCGCAACGGGAAGGTGAGAACAACTTCGAGTGCGGCGGGTGCGGAGTCGGATCGGCGCATTTCCTCGAAGGCCGTCATGCGCGACTGGAGGTTCTGGAGGCGGTCGCTGTACTCCTGGTAGATGCGCCCGTCGCGAACGTTGAGGCCGGTGACGCCGCGTTCGCCGAGAAGGGACTTGGCAGTTGCGTCGCCGGTTTCCGCGGCGGCTACCACGAAGGGCAAGTCGTCGGGCAGCATGAGAACTTGGCGTTCGTGGTGGTTTGGCGCCAGGGACGGGTTATCGACGGCGCCCCAGGGGACAACGGCAGCTATCGGGTTGGTGGGTGCCGAGTTGGCGGCCTGCTTGTTGCCCCTGTTGCCTTGCCCGTTCGCGTCCCCGCCCCCGGCGCCAACGCCAGTACCAGCACCGAATATCTCCGGCAAAAGCATTCGGGCCAACGAGTATCGCCAACCCTGTCTGCGTGCCATGCGCTCACCGTTCCCTTTCCAATAGCCGTCGACGGAGGCTACCAACGCACGCCTAGTATGGCCTGCAGGCGCCCATCGGATTCCACGCCGACAACAGTGTCCTCACTATTATCATATCTGCGGCTTCGCGTCAACGAAAGGTTGGCGAGCAGGAGCGCGTCGAGTTCGTCGACGTTCTCGCCAAGTTCCTTGTTGCCGGTGCTGCGGTTGGCGGTCTTGAGCGCAGTGTACAGTTCCGGGAACTCGTCGCAGTGGACGATGAGGCGACCGTCTTCAAGGTTGACGCCAAGCCAGGACATCATCATATCACGCGGCACGTTCTTCCACTTGAGGTTCTCGATGCGGTCGATGCGTTCCGTGACGTGGTTGCTGGCGGCGCGGAACCGGACGGCGGTTTTTGCGCGGGCGGAGACCTGGGCGGCGATGGCGGCATCGTGCGTGCCGTCGATGAAGAGAGGGCCGGGCCAACGAGCGTCGAGTTCATCTATGGCGGCGATCTTGACGGTGCTGTTCTGTTCGGAGAATGCCTGCAGGTAGACAACCTGCGGCGGGTTGATTGAAATATCGACGACGCAGTGAACGGTACCCTTGCGGTGTGGGCCGGACAGGTCGACGCCCTTGCTGTAGCGGTGGTTGGGTATCGGGCGGCTGCCGATGAACGGTATGTCCTTGGCGTGCGCTTCGACCTTGGCGATGTCGACAAGGCGCGTGCCAACGGCAATGCGGAGAAGTTCATACTCACGCTTCCAGAGGTCTTCGCGGCCCTTGAACTTCTTGAGCGAACGGGTCTTCCACTTCTTGCCGTTATCGTTGCCCATGCGGACGGGATGGGCGCGCCAGTCTATCGGTATGCACTTGAGGCCCAGATCGCGCGCGTTGTCCACGAAGCTGCAGAACAGGTCGCCGTCAGTGTCATAGGTACTGACGATGAAGACCGGGGCCTTTTCAAGGTCGTCAAGCATGGGGGAAATGGAGGTCCACACGTCGATAGCGTATGGCATGTAGGCGAACTCTTCGAGCAGCGCGGCGTTGCCGTCGAAGGAACGGCCCGCGGACTTGCCGGTAGCGTGGGCGCGGATGTAGTTCTGGCCCTCGGGTGTGTAGTAGCGGACTTCGTTGTTGTTGACCTTCGG